TAAGGCATAAAAATCCTGTTATAATTATACCATACTATAAAAATACAAGAGAAGAAGAATTAGTCAATAAGATGCTGGAAGATTATAATCCTAATCTTGTTAAAACTGTTAATTTCATTAGTGAAATTATATTATGAAGATTATAATAGATGAAGTAGATATAAAGAAATTTAATCTTACTTTAGAAGAATTTCTTTATATGATACTTATTTATAGAAATACAAATATTAAAGAAGTTAAAGATTCTCTAGTACAAAGAAATCTTATAGAAGATACTTTAGAGGGAGAATCTTTAACAGAGAAGGGAATTAGGAAGCTAACTAATTTTAGTGGTAAACCTCCTGATAAATTAGATTATACTAAAATAGCTAAACAGCTTAGAGAAGTATATCCAAAAGGATTAAAATCTGGTACTAACTGTATGTGGAGAGACTCGGTTGCTATTATAGCTTCAAAACTTAAAACATTAGTAGAAAAATATGGATGTACTTTTACTGAAGAAGAGGCTATTAATGCTACTAAATCTTATGTAGAATCATTTAACGGTGATTATACTTATATGCAGGTTCTTAAATATTTTCTATTAAAGACTAAAACTCTTAATGGGGATAGGGAAGTAACTTCAGAATTTATGTCAAGACTAGAAAATGAAAGTTCTACTACATTGTCTAATAACTGGAATGATGAACTTATATGAGCTTACATAAAAGAATAGTTGACTTTCTATATGAAAGAAGAAATAGAGTACTTTCAGGACAAGTAAACTGTATTCCTTTGCCTTTTAAAAGGTTTAGACAAGAATTTCCAGGCATAGAACAAGGTGTTTATTATTTAATTAGTGGAACTGGTAAAGCAGCTAAAACTCAACTAACTAATTATCTATTTGTATATAATACTATAATGTATATGTATTATCATCCAAATAAAGTACAAGCAAAAATATTCTATTATCCATTAGAAGAAACTGCAGAAGCAGTTACTCTTAGGTTTATGGCATTTTTGCTTAACCATTTAGATAATAGTATAGTTATTAGTCCTACTGATTTAAAGTCTACTAATGAAACTAATCCAGTACCAGAACATATATTAAGAATGATGGAATGTAAAGAATTTAATGACATAATGTCATTATATGAAAAAGTTGTTACATTCTTTGATAGTAAAAATGCTACTGGAATATATAAAGACTTTAAAAACTATGCTGAAAACAATGGTACTACAATATATAAAGAAATACCTATAAAGGATGAATTAGGGAGAGAGGTTAAAAGAAAAGTATTTGACCATTATATTGCTAATAATCCTGATGAATATGTATTTATATTAACAGACCATGTTAGTTTACTTAGTCCTGAGAAGTCTTTAGATGGTAGAATGATGGATTTAAGACAATCTATAATTAAGTTTTCAGAGTATATGATTTTAGCTAGAGATAGATACCATTATATACCTGTAGTAGTACAGCAACAAAGTACAGAAACTACCAGTCTTGAAGCTTTTAAAAGTAATAAAATCAGACCTACTAAAGCAGGTTTAGCTGATGCTAAAAATACAGGTAATGATTGCTCTTGTATGATTGGTATTACTAATCCTTATAGTTTTGAAAAACCTGATTATTTAGGTTATGATATTACTACTTTAAAAGATAGATTTAGAGTTATAGAAATAGTCTTAAATAGAAATGGTAGAGCAAATGGTTTATGTCCATTATTATTTAATGGTGCAATAAATAAATTTGAAGAATTGCCATTACCTAATACTCCAGAGTTATCTAATTTATATAATAGTTTTAAGAAAGGTGCTGTATCTTTCTTTATAAAATCAATTAAATCATTATTCAAAAATGGCTAATATTTGTTTAATTTTAGGAAAATCAGGTACAGGTAAGTCTACTAGTATTAAAGGACTTAACCCTAAAGAGACAGTAATCTTTAATGTACTAAAGAAAAGACTTCCATTTAAAGGAAGTAAATCTTTATATAATGAAACTACTAAAAATCTATTTAATATAGATAATTATGATACTATCATTAGTTATATGGGAGGTATTGATAAAAATGCTCCTAATATAAAGAATATTATTATTGATGATAGTACTTATATTATGAGAAAAGAGTACTTTAAAACAGCCAAAGTAACTGGCTTAACTTATTAGGGTCAGTATAAATTTCTCAAATTGCTGGAACCTCGTGAAGCTATTAATACTACAACATAAATAGTGATATTAAGTGTGAATGTTTGAAAAATTAATAGTATATGACAATCAGCAGCTAAGGGACTTACAGAGTTCAAAGTTCAACGACTAAAAGGGAAAATGTATGAAACTAAAAGATAAATATAAAAGAGAGTATAGAATTTGGAAAGGTATGCGTTCTAGAGTAAATGCCCCATGTTTCTCTCATCTTAATTATCAGAAAAAAGGTATTAAATGTTGTAGAAGATGGAACTCTTTTGAACATTTTTTATCAGATATGGGACCTTGTCCTGAAGGATATTCTTTAGACAGAATAGATAATGATGGAAATTATGAACCTGACAATTGTAGGTGGGCATCTATAGTTACACAAACTAATAATAGGGGAAATTTTAATATTAATATTCATTATAAAGATGAAACCCATACTTTAAAAGAATGGTGTAAAATATTAAAATTAAAATATAATACTATATATTCTAGAATGTTTAATATGGGAATGTCATTTGAATCAGCTATTACATATGTAGACCCTAGAGATGAACTTCTATTATGGAATAATAAGTATTATAGCAAACAAGAACTAGGAAAAATATATAATATTCCTATGGGAGTTTTCTATGACAGAAGACGTAGAGGATGGCCTCTTTCTAAAATTCTAAATACTCCAGTAAAATCTAAACATACATAAGATATAGTCTAGTCTTTAATTGAAAAATTAAGGTATTTCGTTAATAAATTCGTGGATATGGCTGCACATTTTCAAAGTATTATCAGTACTGCTGAAAGTTTAAGAGAGGATTTAAATATCTTTATTATTATGCACTGTGAAGAAATAGTATCTGATAATACTATTATTGGGTATAAAGCTTCAACAGTAGGTAAACTTATTGATAGTTCTTATAATCCTATTGAAGTAGTTCCCATTCTTCTTTTCTCTTCTGTAAAATTCGATGATAAAGGTGTAGCATCTTATGGTTTTTATACTCATAGATGTATGGAAGGTAATGTAGAAATCCCTGCTAAAACACCTGATGGTATGTTTGAAGAGGATTTTATTCCTAATGACTTAGGTATTGTGACTAAAGCAATGAATGAATACTATAATTAATTTAAAATTTATTTACAATGAAACAATTGACATCAAGAGAACAGTCTGCTATTAAAAGACAATTTCAAAATTCATTTCCTACTCTTCAAAAGATTAATTCAATTACTAAGAAATTGAATGAACTTCAAAAGGAAAAAGAAACACTTGAGGCTTTCCTTGAAGCAGGAGAAGCAGGTGTAAAACTTATTACTGGTGGTTATAAATCAACTGACATTGTTAAATGTGAATTTATTCCTCAGTTTAATGAGGATGGCACTCCTAAAATGGATAAAGAAGGTAAATATCAAATTAAAAAGAAACTTCTTACATTTGTAGAGCCTGATACTCAAGAAGTAACTTCAGAAACTAACCAAATTGCTGCATCTAATGGTTGCAGTGGAGAAATCACTGAAGAAGTAGAGAATGAAGATAATGTTGAACCCTCATTTACTCAAAATAACTATGAGCTTTAATTTTAATAAACTTAAATCTTATATCTTTATGGCTATTGCCAAAGGTAAAGAATCTACTGATGCAGTAGAAATTAAAAGATATACTGGTGTAGCACCTTGTTTTGTTAAGGCAGTTAATCCTACTAAAGCAGAACTTGAAGCTATTTATGGTAATACAGTAGAGCAAGAACCTAATTATGTAGGTGAAGTTGAGGTTAATGGAGAGAAAATACAAAATGTAAGAATTACTTTTGTTACTCAACCTGATGTAGAAGGTGTTTCTCCCATTAATGTTACTATGTTTGTACAAAATAGAGTAAGATATAATAGAGACCTTACTAAAGTACAAGTAATTGATAAATATGGTAGAACTGCTTGGGTTACTATTGAGCAAGCTAAGAATAAAGAAGTACCTATTTATTCAAATGGTCAACCTGCTAATATTGACAGTGATTACAGACCTATTTATGTAGGTGAAGAAGTTCTTACTAACTTTATTAAAACTTATCTTGGTATTCCTGATGTTACGAGGTATAACAGTAATGAAGGTAAGTGGTATAAAGTTGATAATCCTCAAGATTCAGAATGTAGACTTGATGCTATTGCTGAGTGTTTTAAGGGTAATTATAAAGAGCTTAAAGAAGCTATTGCATTGCAACCTACTAATAAACTTAAAATCTTGTTTGGTGTTAGAACTTCAAGTGATGGTAAACAATATCAAACTGCATTTACAGACTTGTTCCTAAGAAGTAATGCTAATAGTTATGATAAGCTTGATAAAACTCTTCAAGAGAGAAAAGCTAATGGTGCTTATTCTACTACAGAGTTTGAAGTAACTGACTTCAAAGAATATGAAGTCAAGAGTACTACATTTACAGATAATACTGCTGCTAGTGACCTTCCTTTTGGTCCAACAGAAGATAAACTTCCTTGGTAATTGATTAGCAAAGGTGTACCTTCAGTATCTCTTGAAGATATATATAAGGTAACTACCGAAGCTGAAATATTATTTCATTACTTAGGTATAACCAAAATACCTTGTAGAATACATAGTCCTTTGAGGGTAGATAATAAGCCCTCAGTAGGACTATTTTCTCCTAATGGTACTAGAATTACTTGGATTGATTTTTCAACAGGAGAAAGAGGAGGTATATTTGATTTATTAAGTAAAATGTGGAATTGTACATTTAGAGAAACTTTAGCTAGGATATACAAAGAGTTTATAATATTTAAAGGTAGTACGAGAATTGAGGAGTTTTCAAGGCTATCTAATATAGTTCCGGTAAAAATAGGTAATTCTGATACTAAACTTGAATGTAAAACAAGAGAATGGTGTCAGCATGATATTGATTATTGGAAATCCTATGGTATCACAAAAGAATGGTTAATTTATGCAAATGTATATCCTATATCCCATAAGATTATTATTAAGAATGGTAAAAGGCAGATATTTGTTGCAGACAAATATGCATATGCTTATGTAGAATTTAAGGATGGAAATACTACATTAAAGATTTATCAACCTTATAATACTAAAGGCTTTAAGTGGACAAATAAACATAGTAAATCTGTTATTAGTTTATGGACTAAAGTACCTAAAAAAGGAAATAGAATATGTATATGTTCTTCAGTAAAGGATGCTTTATGTTTATGGTCTAATACAGGCATACCTTCTATTGCTATTCAAGGTGAAGGTTATTCAATGAGTAATACAGCTATTAGTGAACTTAAAAAACGCTTTAATAATATCTATATCTTACTAGATAATGATGAACCTGGTATTAAAGATGCAGAAAAACTAGCTTCAAAAACAGGGTTTACTAATATCGTGTTGCCTAAAATTAATGGAGCAAAAGATATTTCAGACCTATATCTTTCACTCCAAGATACTGAAAAGTTCAAAACAATAATGTTAGGTCTATTTAATTAACAATTTCCTAAAAATTAACAACATGGAATCTCGTAAAATCACCATTGTATCTACAAAAACCCAAAAGAAAAGTGTTATTATGTCAGAAGCAGAAACTCTTGGTCAATTGAAAGCTGACCTTGATGCTGCTGGTATTGATTATGAAAATATGACCTTTTATGAAGGTACTTCAAAGACAGAATTGAAATCTGATGAATCTGTCCTTCCTACTAATGTTCCCTATACTAAAAGAAGTACAGGTGAAACTATTATTACTAATGAGCTTGTATTTATGCTTACTAATGTAAATAAGAAAATTGCTTCAGGTACTATGTCAAGAGTTGAAATTTACAATGAAATTCGTAATAATAACCTTGAAGTAGCTATTAAACAAGCATTTGGTAGAAACTTTACTCAAGTATCTACTGCTGAGCTTGTTAACTTCTTAGGTTCTCACCTCAATAATGCAGTAAATGAAACAAAATCTGCAGAAACAGAACCTGCAAAAGTACAAAATGACTCTCCAGTAGCAAAAGCTTTGGATATTCTTGTAGAAGCATTATATTATGATGATGTTATTTCTTATGATACCTATGATAGAGTAAAAACTATCATTGGTAAAATTAAAGCTAATGAAGTTGAAACTAAAGAAGGTCTTAAATCATCTTATGATGATGAAGATATTGAAGCAATGATGGCAGATATTCTTTAATTGTCAGTTATTAAATAGATAAGGAGAGTGGTGGTATATACTACTGCTCTCCTTTATTTTTTATTATGGAACAAGACTATTCTGATAGAATTTATAATATATTTGCAGATTTCTTTGGTGAAGAATTTGTAGATTTACAAGCTGCAGATAATACTAAATGGATTTTAATACATTTTCCTGAAGTAACTGTAACTAATGAAAATGACAATAGTATAAATATTCAAGATTTATTTGTAAGAGTTACTTTTTATCCTAGTATGGGAATACTATTAGGAGATTTTGAAATGAAAAGAACTACTTATCCTTTATCTCAACTTAATTCTGGATATTGTCATTCTCATGTAAGTAATATATTTGATGGTGGATATGCTTATTGGAAATCTCCATGTTTAGGTAATGGACCACTTAATGCTACTGTAT